TCCAGAACCATCGGCACCCACTGCGGCTTGGTGCCAAACAGATCTTCGGCCGTTGTGTACGGCGTGAACGTCCCTGCCATCCCGTCACCTATCCCATGTCTGCCGTACTAACGGTCGAGCCCCCAGTCAATGGAACCTTCCCGAAGTATCCACGGAAGAATCGGCCAAGCGCTTCCACTCCGTGGTTGTCTTTGTCCAACGGGTTTTCTGAATCAGACCGCTGCTCGGATTTATTCTCGGGCCATCGGTACCCTTCCCTCAATTCCCAAGCCAGGGTAGGGCAATGAGTCCGGTCAATCATAAGGGTTGGCTCGCGGTCGGGGTGGTCAACCGGCAAGTGCTTGTTCCGGTCCTTCAATGCCCGACGTATTAAAGCCAACCGGATGCGCAACGGGCCACCGGTGTTCTTGTTGGCCTGAACCCTCAACTTGCGTTGCATCGTGCGCGTGTCGTCAGGTTCCGCAGGATCCGGATACAGCATCAACGTCGACCGCACCAGTCCGGGGTATTCGTGCATCAGGTCAACGCATACCTCTTCGGTGTCCAACTGCGTACGACGGAACTCCCGGATCACCCGGATGTCTCCGAACGGACCGACCTGGATGAACAACACCACGAAAGGGTTGGTAAACCCGTAGTCCACCGCCATGTAGGTAGCCCAGTCGGGACGATAGTCGAAGTCCCCCAGATGTCGATCGTCGTCCCACTCCTTGATGACCGCACCGGTCTTCTCGGTGAACTCGGCGCCGTATTGCCTATCGAACTCGTCCTTGGTCAAATCCTCTTCGGCTTCGAGGATTTCGGGGTCGTTGCGTCCCTTGGGAAACGTGATGGTGTTAGTCCACGACGGACGCTTCCACGACCGCCACGTCTTGAACCGGTCGGACTGGCCACGTTGATACAACGCATAGAGTAAGCTGTTTTCAGATGCACCCTCGGGCACACCGGAGAAGATGCCCCATCCACGGCGGTCCGACAGTGCCGGCCGGATGTACTCACCCCACGTACGGCGCTTGTGGCGACCCGCTTCCGCCATCAGCACCCAATTCAATCCCTCGCCCACCAGTTTGTCGGGGTGCGCTGCGGACTTGCCCAACACCTCGGCACCGTTCCACAACTTCACGTGCATGTCGCCGGATGCGTTGTAGACAAAGCGCATTGCATCCTTGTCCATGCCTAGCTTGCGGTACGTGTCGAACATGATGCGGAACTCCTTCTCCGCATCCGTGTAGTTCGGCCCGACGATCCACCCGATCTGCGGCTGCCCCGTCATCGGGCACGGCACCAACAGGTTTGGCTCGGCGTGGTGTGCGCCGAAGAACGTCTTGCCCCAGCGTCGTCCGCATCGGACTACCTTGAACCGCGACCGCGTAAAATGCAGATCACGTTGCCCTTCGTGTGGTTGGTAGTCGATGTCTTCGAAGAATCCGCGCAAGGTCAATGCGCGCGCTGGGGCTGTCATCAGAACACCACGCACCAAGGGCAACCGTCAATGCACCAGCAAAACGGGTCCTCGGGCATGCCAGGCAACATCGGCTGGTCCCAGTCCATCAGAATTCCAGTTCCGGGGGTAACACCGAATCCGGCCGGCTGCCATCGTCCATAGGGTCGATAGCGTAGATCATGTGCAACCGCTCGCTCTCGGTCGGCACGTGTGGCGGGGGTTGGATCAGGCCGCCCACACCACCGAACTCGCTGCCGGTCCGATAGTCCTCATCGGACACCAGATCCCGGCTATTGATGGGCGGCAGTTCATCCGTGACCACGCGTCGTGGTTCCAGACCGTACTCTGGCCCTACCGGTTGACTCATCGCCTTCTCCTCAATCGGGTACCCCGAACACGAGCACCGCGCCAATCGGACTTGCGTGTCTTGCGGTTATGCGCCCACTTCTTGGCGGCACTGGGAACGACAGCCCACATGAAGCGGCGCTGACGTTCGGACTTGAACTTGCCTCCACCATGCTTACGTTGTCGACTGCGGGCCATTGTCTCCACCCCCCGGATTGCCGACCCAGGCCGATCCCTCGGCGACGAATGATCCGGTCACTCCACCGGTTGTGGTCGCGGTGAACCCCTCCGGATGCAATTGCACGATCGCCGTAGTTGCCCGAATCTTCTCCTCGGCATCGCGCAGGTCTTGGGGCACCAGGACTCCCTTGTCCATCAACGCCTGACGGAGCACCGGATCGAATGGCCAGGCGGACGTCTGCGGAATCACGTCCGGTGTTGGCGCGTTGCCCTGCCCATCCGTACGACGCTTGCCGAACGTGGCAGATGCCGGCAGCGTGCCGTCGTTGAATGGGTGACTGGGGTTGTTCTCCCGGTGCCACCGGAGCGTGTTGTCACATGTGCTACACCGGTCCAGTTCGTCGTCAGACCTCAACGTCGTCGTCATCGTCTTCCTCTTCGTCGGTTCGGTATTGACCTTCGATGATCTCGTGTTCTGGCTCGCCATCGTCCAGCACCAATGCGTTAGCCAAGAACTGCCGGACGGTATCTGATCCGTCCAACTTGATGATGGCCTCGGGCTTGCCGATGATGTGATCAATGACGTACTTGGCTGCGTCGAGCGCAACCTTGTCGTCAACTTCGCCATCGGTCAGCAACCGCTTCAACACGTCGAGGGCGAACTTGGCTTGCGTTCCCATCTCGCCGTATATCCCGGCCATCAATCGCCGCTTGGCCTCGGCAACGACAGTCGGAGTCACCCAATCAGGAGTTCGGCCGGTGAATCGACCATTGCTGGCACGAGGACGACCACGCGCCAACTCCTCCCAATCCCAGGTGTCGATTGGCTTGCCGATTTGCTTGTAATAGTTCTCGATCTCGGCAGTCAATCGACCTTGCTTCTTGTCAGTGGCACGCGCCGCTCGCCGAATGCGAACCCTCATTTGCTCTTTACGGGTAGACAATTCCTCCGGTGGCGACGGTGGACGTCCACGAGGCATGATGATCTCCCTATACGACGAGACCGCTCTGCGGTCAAGACGTACGGTATCACAATGGTCCTAAGGAATCGGTTGGTCTCCACGGATCGCGCCTCGCGCCCATTGGCGGACGCCAGATCGGGTCAGATTCCAACAGATCGTCCTCGTCAGGACCCAACCGATCCGGTCGCAATTCCTCGGACCGGTGCCATTCGACATCGCCTACGAACGTATGCCGTCTGGCCACACCCCGCGTCAGCCATGCCAGAATCCATGCCTTGATCATCGAATGGTCACCTCCACGTCTGCCGCCGGATCGATGTCAACCTCGCGTACGTCAGGAGAGGTAATGGTGACCGAACTAACCCCGGTCACGATCGTAGACATGGCGTCAGGTTCACCCAAAACCACAGTCACCACGGGGACGTCGATGACCACGATGGCGTCAGCATCCGCGATGACACCATCATCCACGTCTTGCGTCTCAACCACGGTGAGCGAATCACTGTCCACCAGCGACGCGCCAGGCAACACCTCGTCATCGACCACACCAGCCGTGTCGTCGTCGGCAAGCTGGAGCGTGTGGGCGTCCGACATGGTCAAGTCATCCGCCGATGCCATCGCGGTGAGTTCCGCGTCAAGCACCGCAAGGGTTTCCGCGTCGAACAGGTGGATGGCTTCCGCATCGGTGTACGTCAGCGTGTCGGTGGATGACTTGCCCGCCGTGCCGTCGTCCAGATCCTCCGCGTCCGTGACCACCAACGCGTCAGTGTCCGTCACGGTAGCAGCCACGCCCTCCGCATCAGACACCGCCAGCGTGTCCGTGGACGATTGAGCCAACGATTCGGCATCCGTGGTCGTGGCGACGTCCGTTTGCGTCTGTGCGTGGCTCTCAACGTCTCCAACGGTGGTGGTGTCGGCATCGCCCAGCGATTGGGTGTGGGCATCAGCCACGGTTCCCGTGTCGGTGTCAGACAGCGTCGCCGTGCACGACACCTCGGCATCAGTCGCGGTGAACCCGTCAGCATCCGACAGCGACAACGCCTCCGCGTCTGTGAACGTCGGTGCATCCGAGTCAGCAACCGGTGTGCTGGTTGGTTCCTCGATGACCTCGATAAGCCAAGTGATCATTGACGACGAGATGGCGTTGGTGACCGTAAATGTCTCGCCACCGAACGTCCCCGACGTGGCTATCGCTCGGGTAGCGGTTTCCATGCGAATGTTCTGGCCCGCTGTCGTCCTGGACGTCGCATGATCGGTGGTCTCGCTATATGCCGCGTCTGGTGTGATCCCTGACGGGATGGTCCCACTAGCCACGCGTGCGGATGCACCAGCGATCAGCATCGATCCGGCCGAGCAACCCGTGAGGGAAGGCAACGCCCGTGACGTCACGGCTGCGGTACTGGCGACCAGACCTCGGACCGGTGTGACACCCAAGCTGGCACCTGCGAACAGGTGCGATTCCCAGCCCCCGGTGGTGTTCCCCGAGTTTGTGATGGTGGGTGCGGCCTCTCCGGCCGTCAACCGCTTCCACCACATGTTCACCCGAGAGTTGGACCCCTGCGACGTCGGATTGGTAACACCGTCAACAGGATCCCAACCGGCAGGCAATGACATCGTGAGGGTGCCGGCTGAGACATGGCCGATGATGACTGCGATGTCGTCGTCATTTGGTGTGGCCGAGAACGTTGTAGCAAAAGAGGTTGGCGTGGCTGCCGCACCGTTGCCGGATGTCGGCGTACCACGGACCGTGACAGACACACGCCACTCCCCTCGATCAGCCGCCGGTCAGCGTGACCGTGAACACCCACACCGCGCCAGAGGCCTTGGTGCCGCCCGTGAACACCTTGCGATTGAGCATGCGACCACCAGACGACGCGTTGAAGATCCCCCACTCGTTCCACGCGAAATTGGCCACGCCAGACCCCGCCGTCATCCGGAAGGTGATGGTGAGCGCACCGGCCGTGGTGCCGTCGGTGTGCTGCGGGTACGTCGCATCCATTGCGATGCGCGTCTTGTTGGTCGCGGCCTGCAAATCGGTCTGGCTGGCCGCTGCCGCCGTGGACGAGTCACCCACGCCGATGTGTGCGTTCCCGTTGTTGAAGTACGTCAGCGTTTGGCCGCCGGTCGCCGTACCGTTGCCGATGAGACATTGCCACAGGTTCGACCATCCACCCTGGACGGCCAGATTGGATTCGAACACCTCCGTGCTCGCACACCGCCCTGCCCGGAACGCCTCTTCGTTGTCGTACTTCTCCAACGTGGCGACGGTGCGCCACTCCATCTTGTCGCCTCTCGGCTTGTCTTCGGTCACACCGTCACCGTGTGACTCAACGACACCGTTCCTTCCATCAGTCTCCATCGACCTTCGGCTCCTTCCAAATGCAAGTCGTACCGGGCTGGGTGAATCCAATCCAGCGCTCCGGTAACCGCTTCGTCAATCTCGATGGTGACGCGCCGGAGTGCCGTGTCGAGGGTGAGTCCATCCCCATCGGACAGATGGAGCAACACCTCGTCGGTGAGCGTCCACCCCTTGATGGCCATCTCGGTCGTGTAACCGGTCAGGTCGGCAGGCCCGCCAGTGATGGCCACGATGAACTTGAACGTGTCGCCTTGTTGGATGGTCAACGGTTGCCAAAGGGTTGCCACATGACACCTCCCGGCCACCATCGTACCGGCGAACTACCGCCACTCATCCAGCCAAGTCAACAACATTCCTCGTCGATGGTAGACGGGCATGCCTGGTAACACGAACGCGGAGGCGTACGGTTCTCCATCTGCCATGTCCACCCACGAGGTGAGGATCATCCATTGGTACAACTGGGCATCAGGCAATGACGGACGATCGTTGAGGTCTTGTGCGGTCAACATGTCGTCTTGGGGGTCCACGGGTCCAACGACGTCATGGTACTCGCCGAGCAACCGCGTGAACTTGTCCACGAACTCATACTGACGCGGAGACAATGGATCAGGCATCCGTGATCACCTTGAACTCCGTTACGACAACGCGCTCAGGCAATGTCGTAAGTGGATGCCGTTCAGTGAGATTGGCAGCCCGCACGACTTCATCCGTGCCCTCGACTATCCATATCCACTCTCGGCCCTTCGAGTCGCGGAGGTACACGATCGCCTTAGCCACGGGACAGTCGATCCAGGCATTGACGACCGTCGCCAGATGTCACCGGCCGGAAGTCCTGGTACAGGTTGGGCTCACGCTCGACCAGGTGGTAATAGACGAGCATGGCCAGCCGGCAGATCTCGGCATCGGCGTGGATCGTCGCGCGCTTGTCCAGGAACTCACGCCAAGACCGGTGGTTGCCCGTGAGCACGATTGCCGTGGGGGTCATGTTCGGCAACACACACCGTGCAGCCTCACGCGCCATCTTGCGCGCTCTGTGTGCGTCCACACCGGATTGAATGATGCGGGGCA